GCAGGCGGCGTAAGAAGAATATTTGATTTCATCTTTTTTCTCGATATAAACGAAAAGGGCGTCCTTCAACGAACGCCCTTTTCGTGTTACACACTATAACGACAGGTTTATCGCGTTGGCGCGTTTCGCGGATACCCGGCCACAACATTCGCTGCGCTCAAAGCGCCCGTCGTTGCCCCCGTCACCGTCACCACAACACGCACATAACGCTGCGAACCAATATACCCAACCGACTGCACAGCATTAGCGCCCGCCGTGCTGCTCACAGCGACAAAAGCATTATCCAAATCGCTGCTCGCCGCATCGGTATAGCTCGCCCCATCCATCGAATGCTGAATTGAAACTGTGTGCGTCCCGTCCGTATAAGCGCCGAACGAAACCGCAATCACAGCCGCATCAAAACCGCGTAAATCAACAGCGCTTCCAGTAAACGTGCCCGTCACACGCGCCGCAGGCGCAAGCGAAGGCGACACGAACGTCTTACGCAAAAGATCGCGTAGTGCCATTTCTTCTCTCCTTATGTATGATTAAAAATTAGGCCGTCGCAAAACGCAGAAGCTTAATCGCTTCAAAGTTTACAACATCGCCGCCCACGCGCTTGTTGCAACGGAACTTCACAAACGGCGCAGAGGTGTAAGGATCACGCAAAACCTGCAACCCAATGCGATCAACGATCGTGTAGCCTTCTTCAAAATTGCCAAACGCTAGAGAAAGGCTATCAGCAGCCATCGCAGGCATATCTTCCGCAAGAACCACCGGATACCCAAGAAGCGTCGATGGTTCACCAGCCTGCAAACTCGGCTGCCAGACATAAGATCCCGTGCCGCTTTCCTTAAACTTTCGCACTGTATCGATTACCGAACGCGGCATTAGCCAAGTCGCTTTCGGCAAATAACCAGAGCGCAGCTTATTCATGAGCGTGATAAGAACGTCCGCGCCATTATTTGAAGCAAACCCAGCCGAAGCCCCAGTCGCCACATGTTCCAAAACGCCCCAACTGCGCGAAGTATCACCCGTCGCCGCCGTCGTATAGCTCAAGAAACCGCGAGGTTGCCCAACACCATCACCGCTAACAAAAGCCGTGTTCTCGCGAAGCGCAAACTTATTCGCCACACGCGAAACCAACCAATCTTCAACATTAATCGTCGCGTCGTCCAAAAGCTTTTGCGTTGCCTTCGGCTGCGCATAAAGTTCATGAACCGGAATACGAATACGGCCAATCGTGCCCTGATCGGTATCAGCGCGACTATCCAGTTCCGCCACCCATTGCGCCGAAGCCTCGTTCGTGTCACGCAACATCTCAACGGCATCCGAAGAAATACTCATCACCGTTGCAATCTGACGCATCGGCGTCGTGTCAAACTGACGCGTAATAATACGATCCGCCATTTCAGACGGCACCATATAACCGCCCTGCTGATCGGCAATGACACTCATCGCCTTGGTCTGCTGGCTCATCAGCTCAGGCTCAACGCCCTTGGTAACATAATGCATAAAGGCGGATTTATATTCGCCCTCACCATCAGCCACAAAGCTCGCCATGCCACGCGCCGGACGATGCATTGCTGTCTTCACGCCAGAAAGATCGTCCTGCAATTTGTTCAGCGCCTGATCCATACGACCAAGCTTTTCCTCGACAACCACATCGACCGTCCCTCGACGTTCAATATCCTGCAACCGTTGATCATTCACGCCCTTATATTCCTCAAAGGCACGCGCCAGCGTATCGGTGGCGGAATGCACCTCATTCATGTCGATCATTCAAATTCTCTCCCTCACATTTTGTTTTAAAACGCTGGCCGCTTGATGAAGCCGCGCCACAACAGCGCGCGTCATGTCGGCATCTGCTTCCGTTTTCATCGAAGGCCGCGCTTTTTTTATAAGCTTCCGTTTTTCACCCGCACGCGGCGATTTCACCGAACTCACGCGTGCAGCATCATTGGCTGGAAACGTCACCAATGAGATTTCAAAAAGCTCGACATCTGTAAGAACACGAGCTTTACGTTTTGAATCGATTTGGCTGCGAATGACTCGATAGCCAATAGAAAGCCCTGTAAGGGCACCCATTTTAAGAAGTTCATAAGCCTCTCTCCCTTTCTGCGTACCTAAAGCCAACCGCCCTTCAACCACGAGCCCGCTTTGGTCTTCTGCCAAAGAAACCCAAAGCCCGATCGGCACCGTCGGATCATGCATCCAAAGCATGGCCGGAGAACCGCCTTGCACACGCCATTTGGCGAGCGAGCGCGCAAACGCGCCCGGCGCCACAACTTCGTTTTGGCTATCCACCAAATCAAACACGCTGGCATAGCCCGCAAAAGCCCCATCGTCCCCCAGCGATTTAATCGACAGAGGCCTCGAAATATGTTGAATATTCATTTTCTTCCTTTTAGATTTTGTCCGATGAAGCAGCGCCAACCTCATCCCCATCCGCCACAGGCCCATAACCCAGCGCTGCCCGTTTTTCATTGAGGCTCAAGAAATCCGCGCCCTGAACTTTATCCCAAAGCGTATCGCGCCGCGATGTTAAGGCGCTGATCTCATCGCGATCAAAATCGAAAGACAACTGCGGGCCAAACAACGGCATCAACCAATGATCAAACGCCGCAATCACACGCGCCAGAAGCGGCAACACGGTCTCCTCATACAAAGCGACACGCGCCTCTTGCATATTCGAGTAAGTCTGCGCGCCTTGAATCCCAATCAATTGAACGGGCACACCAAAAGCCAACGCAATATCCCGCGCCGCCGCATCGCGCCCCGCAAGCCAGTCCATCTCCTTGGGCGAAAGGCTCATCTCTTTCCATTCAAGCCCCCCTTCAAGGATCATTGGACGCCCCGCGTTACGCCCGCCTTGATAATGCTGATCCATCTCTTCGCGTAACCGGTTAATCTGCTCATCGCTCAGCGAGGCAGGCCCTTCCTTCGGCGCAAAAACCAAAGCCCCCGAAGGCCGCGCCCCTTGACCTAACAAAGCTTGATTCCAAGCCCCCGCCGCATTGTGTTGATCAATCGAAAGCATGGCTGCCTCTAGCGGCGACAGCCCATACCAATCATCGAGCGGATGAAAATATTTTATATGAAGCACCGCGCTCTGCCCTGTGATGGGATCAGCACTCCACCGCGTCACCTTCCCGCCAACGCTATATTCATAACCTTCCGGAAGCCCGCTCGCGCCGGGAATAACCTTCATGCGATCCGAGCGCAGCACATAAAGCTCCGCAGGCCGCCCCCCACCATAAGGCTGAACCGCCTCAATATAGGCGTTCCCCGAAATCTGCAGATTTAGAAAAATATTCTCTAAAAAACTGACCCCATCTTGCAAAGGATTCGGCTGATCCATCAGACGTAACGCCGGATGATCCTCAATCTCATCGCCACGCACATTATATATAAGCCAAGGCACGCCAGCCGCCGCCGTCGCAACCATCGTGGCGCACCGATAGGCAATCACATTTTTGCGAAACCCTTCATCGGCCAAACATTCATAGCGCCGAGGCGTCCATTTCGGCCTCCCCACATGGCTCCAAGCAATCACTGGCCCAGCGCCACTTGTCTTCACAGACTCCGAACGCATCAATCGCGTCACGAGATTTGGCCACCCCATGTTTTTCCTCTCCGCTTTGTTAATGTAAGTTGTGTCTCAAAGCTCCCTGATGCGTGGGGCGCTCGGCACCCAGTCGCACAGTTCCGTAATGGCCCAAACCAAAGCATCCACGCGGTCAGGCGATTTCCGCTCAATCTCATTTGCTGTAAAACGTACCATCTGATCTTCTAATTTTGGCAAAGCGCCCACATGCCGCACGCGCCTTTGCTCATAAAGCGCGGCCACGGGCAAAGCCCGCGCCATCTTCCCGCGCACCGCACGCACGCTTTTGACAAAAACGCCCGGCGCTGCTTGCCGCAAAATCCGCGTCACCAAATCGCCGCCAGCATTCACTTCTGCCACAATCATCTCAGCCTGCAGCTCCGCATAAAGCCCCATAGCCAATTGCGCCCATCCATCGGGGCTCGCCCGGCACGAAACATCGGCAAGCACATAAATCAGTCCATCCGTCCCTAGCCCGGCAGCAACAATCCCCGTCTCATCACTGGCCTCGCGGTTCGTCATAGCCGGATCAAGCGCCACAACCACGCGCTTCAAAGGCGGCTTTTCCAAAACCCGTCCGCCCTCAATCATCTCCCGTGACCACAGTGCGCCTTCCGTCTCATCTAAAATCTCAGCCTCAAGTTCCTGCCGTCCCAGACGCGTTCCTTCATACCGTGCTCGCAATTGCGCGAGCGCCGATGGCGCTAAATGTTTTTCGTTATCAAAAGTCCGCCCACGGGTCAGATAAACATCCCGCCCCGCCCGCGCCACAAGCTCCCGCAACAAAGGCGTGCTGCGCGGCGTGGTCGTAATCACCACACGCGGATCATCGCCTAATCTCAACCCAAAGAGCATCTGATCAAACGCATCACGCGAAGGCCAAGCTCCAACTTCATCGCACCAAACGCGATGATGCTGCGGCCCGCGCAAACGCTCAGGCTGGTCAGCCGAAAAAAGTTTAATCCGGCTCCCATTGAATAAAAGCAAATCCCCGCTTGAGCGATGCCAAGCCCGAACGCAGGCTGGGGGAAGAACGCGCAAAAGGCCACTCTCACCTTCCACACACACATCCCGTGCATCAGCAAACGTCGGCGCAACCACGCCCACGCGCACGCCGCCATTCCAAAGAACGAAGGCCGCAATATCTTCTGCTCCGGTACGTGTCTTCCCCCACCCGCGCCCGGCGAGGATCAACCAAACACGCCAGTGTCCCCGTGGCGTGATTTGATTATTCCGCGCAGTCCTGATCCACCTGAACCGAGCCAGGAGCGCAACGCGACTTAGCCTCGGCAAACGCGGCAAGAAGTGCGCGAGCTTCGCTAACAGCTTCGGCTCGCTCGCATTCGTCTTGTCGGTGCTGGTCATCATCCTCATCCGTGTTGTCGTCGGCCTTCAGCCTGTCCATCAGAGCCTTAGCCGCCGCAACGCGAACAGAATCGCTCTCGCTTCCACACATCAACTCCACAAGGACGGCGCGAATGTGCGCCTCCATCTCTTGAAAAGAGACGGGCCTTTTCCTTCGCGACGTCGATATGGTTTTAGATGTGGTCTTCGGTTTCTTAGCCGTGGATCGAACGGTCTTTTTGGTTTTGGTCTGTGTTGCCGTCACCATCTTTCCCGCTAAGTTTAGGACGCAATGCGCCGTGGGATTGTCAATACGCCCCTCAGCGAGTCCAGTCAAGCACTATTTTCCTATTATGATCATAATATCTCATAAGATGAAAACAACATGATTAACTTTTGCTTAACGGAATCACCACAGCATGGTAGAAGGAATAAGTGCCTTCCCCCGTGCACAAAGAAAAGCAAGGAACCCCATGGTTGAGTCTGTCGCAAACACGGCCCTCAATTCGATGATCCGCACGCAAAGTGCGAGTACATCGAACGGCGTCGCTTCGCTCAAAAGCAACAAGCAAGCAACGCAGGCTATTATATCGCAATTGCAAGACGGCGCCACAGCACAAGGCGCGAGCAGCTCAATTCAAGAGTTCAACACCGCTTCCGCCACGCCGAGCAGCAATCTCCCGCGCGGGAGCCTCCTCGACATGGTTGTGTAATCCGCTGGTCTTTTCGTACCATTTCGTGAGTTTAACAAGCCCCGCCGTCAACAGCACAAGCCGCTGCTCTACAGGCGTTTCGTCGTAGCAAACAATCGAAATCACAAAATCGCTAAACATCGGCCCCATGGCCTGCACGCCCTTGCGCCACCGCGTATAGGCCTCCTCCTGCGCATCACTGCGCTCATCCCACCCACCAAAAACAGAAAAACCGCTCCGCACCGGATTATAACTGCTCACCAAATGAGCGCCCATTCCGGCATCCTGAAAATCAGAGCGAAACCGCAGCGCCGAATCACGATGCCGCGCCGTAATCACGCCTTTCAAAACAAGCCTATCCAAAATATCCCCATCCAAAGCTCGCGCCGCGCACAACCCAGCCTGATCCGTAAGCTCCAAAATCCGCCCCGAATGCTGCCACCGTTCAGCAGTCCCGTAATCCGGCATATTGTTTGTTTTTTTAAAATGAACCGCAGAAATCGGCGGTGTTTTAGAATGTTTCATAAGGCTCCTCCTAAATATGGGATATTTCCCATATTTAGACCAACTCAAATCATCTGTCCACCGCTCTTATCTCATGACACAAAAAAACGGGCCTCCCGCTCTCGCGTCCAGCCCGTCACTAAAACCATCGTCACTTCCGCGAAAGCGGGAGTCCCGTTTATTTGCTGCCCTTTCGCAATTCCTACGCCGTTTCCTGTTGATGTGGCACCTGCCCCGCCAAATAGCAAAGCGCCCGATCATATTCGTGATCAGGCAAACAGTTCACATTGGGAATGCAAAATTGGTCAGAAAACATTCGCTCGACGCGAAACGAATTTTGCCCAGTTTTATTAGCAACATAGGCAATAAGCGCTTGAATGGAAGCCCGTTGCCCGGAAGAAATCGGCACCACAGACTCATGATCGTGCGCAAGCCACCCTTTGGATTGAGAGCAGGTCGAACAACTGCAGTCTTTCGAAACGTCACCCTCAGCGCATCGCGCTTTAAGTTCAGCCAAAACAGAAAGTAAATCCGCTTTTGTCATATAAAAACCTATAAAAATGGAGCCATCTCAAATACGAACGATGATCCTTTTTAGCACCGAGCCATCAGAAGCCAAAAATATGGGCCTAAGCTCTCTTTCTTTATACCTACCCGTTTTAGGCAAGTAAATACCAATAAATGGTTGCGAAAACAATTTTCAGCTGATAAAACACCCGAAATCGTTTCGGTTAAGAAATCTTTACGAATGACTGGCTTTTCCAGCGCTAGAATTCGAAAGAGAAACAAGGGCATGAAAGTAATGTGAGCCTTGAAAATAGAGCCGGAAAAACGTTATGAAAAAGAACAGGGGATAAGGGAAAAATCTGAGATGATCACAGCCGCACAGTTAAGAGCAGCGCGAGGGTTGCTAAATTGGACGAGATCCGAACTCGCCAAAGCCTCAGGCTTGTCCGCCGAAACGATCAAAAACATCGAACACGGCATCTACACCCCCCAAGAATCCAC